TGGTCAAGCTATTTGTATGTCATATAATCAAGTTGATATAAATAAAGCTTGCATGGCACCAAGAGAAGATGGTACTATAGGTCAACCTGTTTATATAAAATCAACTCAAGATAAATTAGAACAGGTCGAAGCAGAAGAAGCAATCAATGGTACAAAAAATGCTTATCATGAATTTGTAAAAGATAGGTATAAAGTCTATCTAACTAATAAAGATGGTATATATAATAGTCCATTTGGTTTTAGAGACCCTGCTATTACACCTAACTGGTTAGTTAAACAATTATGGGATTCTGGTTTTTATAAAGAACTGATGAAGATAGATCAACCAAAAGAGGAGGTTAAGTAAATGGAAGAAAAAAATTGGGATTTAGATCCCCATCATCAAGCAGCCTCTGAATGGGAAGACAAACAAGTTGGTTTTGATAAAGAGCAAGATGCTCAACGTATTCAAAATGAAGAAATAGAAAAACAGTCTAAAGAAAAAGAAGATCAAACTAAAAAATGGTCTCATAATATACCTGTATTAGGTCAAATCAAACAAGTAGGAGAGCAAGCATCTTTAGGTGTAGCAGACTTTGCTTTCGATGCTGTTGGTCTTGTACCTTGGCTTAAACCTGCTGATACATGGTGGGACAAAAACTCACCACGTTCTAACCATCCTGCACATAAAATAATTAGAGATGCATCTTCTGTTATTATACCTAGTATAGTAGGAGGTACTCTTGTTACAGGTGCTGCTAAAGGTCTTGTATGGGCCAGCAAACTACCTGCTATCACTAGAGCACTCGGTACTGTTGCTGCTTATACTGGTGTAGATACTAGTGTAGCTATGATTTCATCTCATTCTAAAACAGATGATAACTTAGCAGGTACTTTAGAAAAATGGTTAGGTGTTGATATACCTTGGGCTACTAGAGATGGTGACAGTCCTGATGTTCTATGGAAAAAGAATGTAATGGAAGCTGGTATCCTTTCTGGTTCAGTGGAGTTACTTGGAACAGCATTTGCTTTTGCCAGAAAAGCTAAATTAATACCTAGAGATGGTGGCGCTGAGCAAGCTATTAAAGCTCGTTCAGGTCAACTGGAAATAGAATTTGATAATCCGATTTCAGCTGCAATAGAACCACGTATACAGGCTAGAGAAGTTGCACGACAGTTTGAAGCGGAAGAAGCATTCAAAGCTGATCCTTTAGGAGAAAAAGGTTATAATGCTTTTCTTAATGACCTTGGAGATGATGAAGCTGGTAAAGCTGTAATTAATTTACAACCTGATCCACTTATGGCTAAGGTTGATCAAGTACGTATTCAAAATAATATAGGGACTAAAAACGGCAGAATGTCTCCTGTTGCTGATGAAGCATTCAATAAAAAATTAATGGATGCTATTAATGGTAGTGATCGTGCAAAGCAATTAGGTCAACTATTCGATGCTATGTCGCCTAACTTTGACGCTATTGTACATGATGGTGCTAAGAATGTTAAAATAACTTCAGAGCAGATGAATAGAAGTGTAGATAATTTAACTAATGCTGTATTTGGTAGAGACTTGAATTTCAAAGAATTTGAGTTTATTGTAGATGATATGAAGTCTACAGTTTTCAATTCTAATCAAATTCTAGATGAAGAGCAGTGGGTTATAGCCTCTAAAGCATTTAAAAATGCATATGATAGAGTCTTTGATCCTAATCAAATGCGAGCTTCTGCTATGATAACTCAGAATGCTGCTGAGAATGTAGCAGACTTAGCAACAGCTGCAAGGATGCTAGGAGATGAAGCTGATACTTCTAGACAAATGGAACTTATCTTTAAGAAGCTTAATTTACTAAGCACTGAAGTTAAAGCTAATGAATTTATTGTTTCTAAAGCTCAAGAATATAAAGAGTTAATTAAAGCTGGTGATGTTGATGGTACTGTAAGATGGATGAATCAACAAGCTGATAACTTTGATCAATACTTAGCTGATGTTAAAGTTAGAAATAATAAATTAGAACAAGAGCTAACTACTATAGCAAAAGAAAAACCTCATTTCCTTAAGCCTTTTAAAGAGATCTACGATGCTACAAATGGTAAAGTAGATGATCTTGATAAGATGCATAGATATGTTGAAAATCATATCGGTTTCCTTAAAAAAGCTTTTATAGATTTAGAACCTGAAGTACCTAGCCTGATAGTTAGAGGTATGCATGGTGCTAGAATTAATGGATTATTATCAGGTTTATCTCCTGTTAAAGCTGTTGCAACAAACAGTGCGTTAACTGCTTTCAAACCTATAGCTGCTTTTGCTGGTGCTGCTGTTTCAGATAATAGAGCTGGTTTATTCAAACGAGCTATGTATACTTATGGAGGTATTGGAGAGAATTTCCAACGTGGTTTAAAACAGATGGCCAGCGATTGGAGATTTGCTAATGCTAACCCAGAAGAAGCTATGATGCGAGGCAGAGCTGACCTAGCAAAAGGTCATATAGATACTTTTGAATATATGGAGTCTGTTGGTCAAGCTTGGGAAGTAGAAGGTGAAATAGGTAAAGTAGCTATGTGGAATATGGGTAAAGTTTTAAATTGGTGGACTAAACAAAAGTTTGTACGTTATGGTATAAACGGTTTATATGCTGCTGATGGCTTTCTAAATTCTTTTATGGCTAGTGGTATGGCTAGAGCTAAAGCATATGATGAAGTATTTACTGGTACTAAAGGTGCTGTAGATTTAGATGAGTTCTTTGATAAAACTCAAAAACGTATATACAATAAAATGTTTGATGAGCAAGGTGTCTTAACAGATGCTGCTGCTAGACATGCAGCTCAAGAGATAGCTTTAAACTTAGATAATATTGTAGTTAAACGTTTTGAAGACTTTTTACAAGCAGTTCCAGGAGCAAAGACTTTATTCTTATTCGCTAGAACTGGTGTAAATGCTACTGAATTAGCATGGTCATTCAGTCCTCTAAGCGCATTAGGTCCAGCACTGACTAAAGCTAGAAGAACTTTAGGAGCTAAAACACAAGCTCAGAAATTAGCTGCATTAGCTGAACATGGTATCACAGAAGAAACAGGTCAGAATTTAGATATAGCTTTCCAAGCTTTAAGATCTGAATATATTGGACGTCAACTTATGGGTAGTGCTGTAGTAATGGGTACTGGTATATGGGCTGTAAATGGTAATATGACAGGTTCAGGTCCAGAAGATCCTGCTGAAAGAGCAAGACTTATGGCAGCAGGCTTTAAACCATGGTCTATTAAGAACCCTATTACAGGTGAATGGAGAAGCTATAAAGGTTTTGAACCATTTGCTTCTATAATGGGTATGACTGCTGATGCTGTTTATCAAGCTAATAGAGTAGATCAAGCAGTTACTGAAGATTTATTTACTAAGATCGCTGCTTCTATTAGTATGAATGTTACTAATGATACTTTTATTCAAGGGTTTGAACCTCTAATGGGTTTATTGTCTCAAGATGCTTCTGCTTGGAATAGATTCTGGGCTGGTCAGATTGATATGTCTATACCTTATAAAGGTGTAAGAAGTGCATTAAATCAAATTATAGCACCACAATTAAAAGATGTTAAGAATGATATAGGTGAATATTTAAAGAATGCTAATAAGTTCTTATATAGTGGTAATGAAGATTTAAAAGATCTTTTAGATATACATACTGGTGAACGTATTAGATATTATGATACCTTAACACATGCTGTAAATGCTTTCTTACCTACTTTTAAATCAAATGGTGGTATGGAACCTTGGAGACAGTGGGTATTATCTACAGGTTATGATGGTGTTCAAAAGATTAGAAAGAACATCTATACTAAAAAGGATTTATCTACAGAAGATAGGCAGTTTATCAATAATCATATAGCTAAGAATGGTAACCTTCCAGCTCAACTTACTGATCTTATGATGCAAAAAGATGATTATTGGAAAGGTGAATTAGACACTTACGTTAAAGAAAGAGGTCTTAGAGATCAAGCTGATTACCCAATTAAACAAACTTTACTATATAAAAAATTAGATGATATCTATGATAGAGCTTTTGACAATGCAATGCGTGCTTTAGCAGCAAGGAAGTCAGAATACACTGTTGTAGGTAGAGAGATACGTAATAGAGAGATGGAGTTAAATAAAGGTAATTATAGAGAAGCTTCACAAACTAACAAACGTATTCAAGAACTATTACGAAAAACTGGTAACAAATAAGCATTATGGCTACAACTTCAAATTCATTTACAGGCAACAATTCCACCGTTGACTTTGCCTTCACATTCCCATATTTAAAGTCTACGGATATTAAGGTAAGCCTTGATGAAGTAGTACAAACCCTTACAACTCATTACACTTTACATAATGCAACAACTATAAGATTTGGATCTGCTCCTGGTACAGGGGTTAAAGTTAAAATCTATAGAGATACAGCTTCTGCTGAATTAGCTGCCACCTTCTACCCTGGTTCAGCTATTAGATCGAGTGATTTAAATGATAACTATACGCAGAATTTATACGTTACTCAAGAAGCGGAAAACGACGCTGATACTGCTCTCTCTAACTCTAGGGTTCTTGAAAGTGGGACTTATACTTCTGCTATTTCCAAAGCTACAACAGCTGATACCAATGCTACAGCCGCAAAACTAGCTTCGGATAGATTAGTTGCTACCACTTCTAATAGTGGTACAAGTTGGACATTAGCTGGTAATAACACTAATGCATCGACAGATCCTAAAGGTGTAGGTTATGCGGTTACTACTGCAGAAACTGCAAATACTGCTGCAGGGAACGCTGTTACTACAGCAAATAACGCCTCAACGACAGCTACTAACGCAGCTAACTCTGTTGGAGATAAGATAGACCAAGATGGTAGTGTAGCTATGGAAGCTGCTTTACCTATGGGATCTAATAAGATCACTGGTCTTGCTGATCCTGGCAGTGCTCAGGATGCTGCTACAAAGAACTATGTAGATACTAACTTCTATACTAAAACCGATGCTGATTCTAGGTACTACAATTTAGCTAGTGCTGAAGAAATTCAATCTGGTGAAACCTGGTCTGCAGCTGATAACTTAGTTGCTACTACTGCAGCTATTGATGCACGTATAACAGATTTAGTTGACGACGTTGGTGGCTTTGTACCTATTGCAAATGAAACATCCTTTCCTAACGCTAATCCTGATGTCAATAATGGCGCTGGAACTCTTGTTAGTATTAAAGCCCTCGCTGGTTCTATCACCTCCAACGGGAGTGGGGTAGCTACAATATCTAATGGTACTGTAGGTAATTCTACTGTAACTATTAATGGATTAGAGAATAGCACTACTTATGCTGCTACATTAGGTATGATCGTAGAGACAACTACTACGTTAAATACCTATACATTCCATAGAGTAACACCTAAAGCTACTGAAGTAACTACGGTTGCTGGATCTATTACCAATGTTAATAATGTTGGTGGTAGTATTGCTAATGTAAACACCTGTGCAACTAATCTTACTAATATAAACGCTTATGGTAGTCAGTATCAGATAGCAAGCTCAGCTCCATCTACGGATGGTGGAGGAGCTTCACTAGCTGCTGGTGACTTATACTACGATACTTCTACCACAACGCTTATGGCGTATACTGGTAGTGCTTGGGAAGCTGCTGGAGCTGGTAATGTACTATTAAAAACTGGAGGACAACTAACAGGTAACCTTACCTTCTCTGGTTCTCAGACTGTTGATGGTCGTGATTTATCAGCAGACGGTACTAAATTAGATGGTATTGCAGCATCTGCTAATAACTATGCTATATCAGCTGATATTCTAGATGAAGACAATATGTCAACTGACTCAGCTACTAAACCACCTAGTCAGCAATCAGTTAAAGCATATGTAGATGCACAGACTTTATCTTTGATAGATGAAGATAATATGTCAACTGACTCAGCTGCTAGACCTCCTAGTCAGCAGTCAGTTAAGGCTTATGTAGATACCTTAGTACCTTCAACAGCTTTGACTTTATCTGGTGCGGAGACTGTTACAGGTGTTAAAACCTTTAATGCTGCAGCTAGAGCTGAAATAACTGCATTATCAGATGGAGCTACTATTGCAACAGACTTGGCTTTAAGTAATCATTTTAGCGTTACTTTAGGAGGTAATAGAACATTAGGTCAGCCTACTAACCAAGTAGCTGGACAATCAGGTTCAATCTTTGTAACACAAGATGGTACTGGTACTAGAACTTTAGCTTACCATGCTGATTGGAAATGGGTCGGTGGAACTGCACCAACTCTCTCAACAACCGCTGCAGCTGTAGACAGGATAGATTATATTGTTGCTGCTGCTAATAAAATACATGCGGTGGTTTCTTTGGATGTGAAATAATATGTCAATACTTAGCGATACAATGCGGATGGGTGCCTCTCAACCCTCCGCTGATACAGCATATCAAATTGAGAAGAGTCTAAGGTTTGATGACGGAGATACTCCTTACCTTTTACGTCAAGTATCAAGTAATGGGAATACACGTACATGGACTTGGAGTGGTTGGATAAAGCGTGGAAATATAGTAGCTGGAGGTATTTTTAGTTCAGCTACAGGTGGTCATCCTTCAGTCTTTTTAAAGATAGACAATGTTGCTGGACAGTTTGAATTTGCCAATTACAACGGTAGTTATCTATGTCAATTAAAAACTACTCAAGTTCTCCGCGATCCATCAGCTTGGTTTCATATTGTTGTTGCAGTAGATACTACACATGCGACAGCTGCTTCTCGCAATAGAATTTATGTTAATGGAAAGGAGATAACAGCTTGGGCAACTCAAACTAATTTTAGTCAGTATGTCGAAACTCAAATGAGTAAGTCAGATGATCCCTTTCGAATAGGTGATCATGATGGTTCTTACTTCGATGGTTACTTATCAGATGTACAATTTATTGATGGATTGCAATTATCACCAGCATCATTTGGAGAATTTGATTCTGCTCGAAACTGGAACCCTGCTGAGTTCAAACTATTAGGTAGAAACAATGGATCTACCTGGAGTGGAATGGTTACAGGAACAGAAGATCCTGGTTGGGAAAAAACACAAGTATTTAACGGTAATAGTGCAAATAGTGGAAGAGCAGAAACTGGTAATACTTTAACTTTTACTCCAACCACAAAGATGGAAAGAGTAGCGAGTTTAAGGGTATTTGCAGACCATAGATATGGAAGCCAATCAGCATCAACCTTGCTTGTAAATGGTACTAATTATAGTCATTTAGTCCCTAAAACTAGTGGAGCATGGGTTGATATTCCAGAAACAACTCTTGAAACAATTGCTTGGAATAGTGTACTAGCAGCAAGCGGAAGTAGTGGTGATGCTATTGACATCGGTGCAATCGAAGTAGACGGTGAGATCCTCGTAGATGGAGAAGTTGGTTATCCAAATGGAACTACTAGAAATAACCCGAATAATGGAACGACATGGAGTGATCACGTTTCAGGAAGTGCTTACTCAGGATCTTATCCGGCTTCACTTGCCTTTAATGGAACAATTGGAGGGGATCCCGCGATTGCTGCTAGCACTCAAACTTTCTCACCTCCTGGCGGTATAACTGTCAATGATAGTTTAAGAATATATCAAATAAAAAATGGATCTGGAAATACATTTACTGTCAATGGGACGGATTATTCAGGGTCAACTACTGAGCCAGGAAGTTGGTTAACTATCCCAAATGTAACGACATTAACGAGTGTTGTCTGGGGTACAAGTGGTTATAACATGGAGCGTGTTAGTGCGATAGAGGTTGACGGTCACATCTTAATTGACTCATCCGTAGATAATAGTTACCACTTAAAGTTTAATGATACGTCGAGTAATGCGGCTATTGGTTATGACTCTCTTAAAACCTTTTCTGATAGTTCTTTTAAAGCAATCAATGGAGCACCCATACTAAAAACAAATCATGATGGATCTGCAGTTACTTCAGGTTATAGAACAGATGATAATGCTACAAATCTATTACTGGCATTGCCTTTAAATGATTTGAATGATGTTCACGGTTCTATCCAAGGCAATGCTTCAAATAATATTTCGATGACAAATGATGGGGTTGCAAGTGAAACCTCTACGACTAAATATTATGGAACCTGTCAAGATTGGGCCAGTGGGGACAGATTATATACAGCTAGTGATTCATCATTAGCGTGGGGAACAGGTAACTTTACTATTGAAGGTTGGTTTAATTGGGATAACAACTATAGCGGTTCTTGGGGTTCAAATAGAAAGTACTTATTTGATAATCAAACTGCCAGTACATCAGATTTTGAATATGTTCGTATGTTTGCTGATGGAGGAACAGATTCGGCAGGTGATGGAACTATACTAAAAACAATGAACGCTAGTGGAAGTGATGTTACTGTTCAAGAATTAAATAAGAACCAGTGGTATCACATTGCTATGGTTCGTTCTGGGAGTACGATGAAAATATATGTTGATGGGGTAGAGAAAGTTAGCCAAACTTATGCGAATGATGTAACAAGCACAATATTTACAGTAGGAGCTTACCATGATGATTCAGGTGGTTGGTGGTCTGGAAAGATTCAGGACTTTAAAATATATAATACTGCTGTATATACTGCCGGATTTTCACCTGTAAAAGCACCAAACGATTTCACTGTAACTAATTTAGCGGAAGGCTTAGATGCTCCTACTTATAGTTCAGGTTTAACAGGAAGCAGTGGGTCTGGTTTAACTAACCCAGCTAGTTATGCATTTAATGGTTTAGCAGATAATAATATGGCTTATGACGGTAATGGTGGTAATGCAACATTATCTTGGACTAATCCTGCTGGAAGTGGAGTAACAGCATTAGGCTCAGGTCTTAGAATATTCCCTAGAGCGACTAACGGTGGTTCACGTACATTTACATTAAACGGCGCTGACACAACAACATTGGCTGCTAATGGTTGGACTACTATTAGTGTAGGAAGTCAGACACATTTAAATAGTTTTACTATTACTGGTGGTGAGGCTTACTTATCTGCCGTGGAAGTGAATGGTGCCATATTAGTTGATGGTAGCGATAGCGATGCATCTAATGATTCGCCTACTAATTATGAGGACACTAGCGGCAATGTGCATGGAAACTTCTGCACAGCAAATCCATTGCAATCATCTAGCAGCGTTACCTTCTCTCAAGGTAATCTAGAATTAGATGGAGAGGCAGGTGGTTGGTATGGATGTGGTTCAACAATGGCTGTACAAACAGGTCTTTGGTATTGGGAAGCAACTGCTAAGAAAGACTCATCAGGAGATTTAAACGCTATAAGCATAGGCATAACAGACGAGACTTTTACTAGTTCTATAAATGTTGGTTATTCAGCAGGTAGTTATGGATACTCGCAAGCTAACGGTAATAAACAAAACAACAGCAGTCAGACAAGTTATGGAACTGCGGCTGTTGAGAATGACGTAATTTCTGTTGCCTTTGATGCTACTAACGGGAAACTATGGTTTGGTAAAAATGGTACTTGGTTTGCAAGTGGTAATCCAGCCACAGGAGCCAATGCAGCTTTCACAAGTATCCCGTCGAAACTTTATACACCTATGTTTAGTTTTGATAGAGGAAAGTGGATCGTAAACTTTGGCCAAAGAAGTTTCAAGTATACCGTCCCTACAGGATATAAAGCTCTATGTACCCAAAACCTCGACGACTTTTCATCAGATGATTCTTTAAATGCTCCTAATTATTTCTTCGATATAAATACATATACAGGTACTGGTACAGGAGTTTCAAACCCAATTAAAGGTATGAAGTTTGGTCCAGATTTAATCTGGGGTAAAGCTACAAGTTATGGGGACGAACACGGTTTACAAGCCACAGTAATTGGAACTGGAAAGACTCTTAATACGACTTCAACATCAGCAGAAACAACTAATTCAGGTTATTATGTAACCGCATTTAATTCTGATGGGTACACATTAGGAAACGGCGCTAATTTAAATGGAAGCAGTACAACATATGTGAATTGGTGTTGGGACGCAGGAGCTTCTGCTGCAACACCTTCAACAGCAGGAACTAAAACACCAACTGCTCAATGGTTTAATACTACTGCTGGTTTCACTATGGGTACATATGATGGAAACCTTACTAACTGTACTATTGGTACAGGATTATCAGCTCCAGTGGAGTTCATCATAGTTAAAAGGCATGATGGGTCTGATGGTTGGATTGTCTACCCTCCTAAGGGAGATGATGGTAAGACAAAATATCTAAGACTTAATGAAGACTCAGCAGTAGCATCAGGTACTTCAGGTCAAACTAATTATTGGAATAGTACTGCTCCTACAAATACGGTATTTACTATTGGAAGCGGTGGTCATATAAACGGTAACGGTAGTAGTAACTTATTCTTAGCATGGACTTCAATTCCTGGATTCAGTAAGTTTGGTATGGTAACCGGAAATGGTTCAACAGATGGTCCATTTGTTCACCTCGGATTTAAACCAAAACTCATTCTTTGGAAAGGCTATGACCAACAAAGTAGCTGGGGACTAATAGATACAGCTAGGTCTCCTTATAACGTTGCTGATGATCTAATAGTAGCAGAGGCGAATTCTGCTCAAGACAGTGGAAATAGTAATTGGGCCAGAGATATACTATCTAACGGATTTAAAATAAGAGGTAGTCATTCGGCTGTTAATGGGAGTAGTAATGAATTTCTTTACGCTGCCTGGGCCGAACATCCATTCAAAACAAGTAGAGCGCATTAACTTATGGGATACAAATTAAATGGAAAGTCACTATCTTTAGATGTGCCTTTTACAAGTTCAGATGGAACTCAATATCCAGCTAACTGGTTGCGTAATAGCTCAGAAGCTGAACGTAAAGCTGTATTAAGTACAGGTATAAGCTGGGAGGCAGATCCAGCTTGGTATGACCAACGCTTCTATTGGGGTGTTGGTAAACCTAAAGACCTGGCTACTTTAAAGGCTTTATGGGTTAATACACAAAAAGAAATAGCTAATTCATTATTATCTCCTACTGATTGGAAGGTAATTAGACAGGCTGAGGATGATACTGCTTTATCGTCTACAGATAAAACCTATCGTGGTAATGTTCGTACACAATGTCGTCTACGTGAAGCAACGATTAACGCTTGCTCTGATGTAGATAAACTATGTGCTACAATAACTAAAACCTTACCTCCAACTATAGCAGGTACATCTTCTAATGGTGCTACTGAGAAGAAACAAGAGAATGGATCTTCATATGATCCTAAAAAATATAATGATATAGCTAATCCTGACCTTCTAGAAGATTGGCCAGCGACTTAATACCACCAACACTAAACCTGCCTGGTCCTATCATACCAGATCCAATACCTCTACCCCGTCCGATATTGGATGCACCCAAAGCAGATTTACCTACATATAAACCTATGTTGGTACCAGCGAAGGCTTTAACAGTCCCTCCTGGTACTACATCAGAAGAAGAAGATAAGGAAGCGGAAAGACCACAACCGAAGCAGGTTGACATTCCTTTTACTAACTATCGGATGCCAGTTCCTGAAGGCGAGATAATGGTAACAGCGGCAACAACAGCTGCTATTTCAGTAGCTGCTACGCTGACTGCTACCAGTCTCTTTAAACAATGCGTTAAGGTATTTAAACCTATTATAATGCAACTGGCCAAACGTATCCAAAAGAAATTCACCAAAAATGGAGACACAGGAAAAGAAGAAGAATCTTCTGAGTAAGTTGAAGGATGGGATTGAAGATCAAGAGCAACAGATACAAATACTAGGAACCTTTGTGAGACTAGGTGTTGTTGTCTGGGCTGGATTTATAATAACTTTAAATTACGTGGAACTCCCAATGATTAAGAAAGGACAATCTGGGGATATAACGTTCGTAGCTTCGGTCTTTACTGGAGCACTAGCAACCTTCGGCTTGTCTACATCTAATAATAAAGGGAAATCAGCTCCCGTCAATTGTCCAATGGTAAACCAACCTAAAAAGAAAGAAGAATGAAAACCTTATGGCTATCACTCTTTTTACTGCTTTCACCCTCGGTAGCAAGAGCAAACCAAGTAACACCCGCCTTCACCCAGGGCTCAATGAACGCCACAACAACTACAACTCAAGTCGTCAACGAAGTAATCAATCAAAAAGTTTATGGCGGCGAATTAAACAGTTGGACTGGTACCAATGTAACCCCATCAGGGGATATATCGGATTCCGCAACTACATTCAGCGTAACAACCGCTGGGGAGGACTTTCAACTAGAGATAGTGAACAGACCTCCAGACGCAACAACTGGTTTAGTCCTGTTAGAAACAATAGACATAGACAGAGACATAACCACCAATGCTACTACTACATCCTTATCT